CTCTAAACAACAACTTAAATGTTGATGACACATCTGCTACATTCGCTGGTGTTATGAACGGTAGATTTAAAGTGTATGTTGACCCATATGCTGCTAATGTCGCTGCTTCACAATACTATGTTGTAGGATATAAAGGTACTTCACCTTACGATGCTGGTGTCTTCTACTGTCCATATGTACCACTACAAATGGTTCGTGCGGTAGGTGAAAACACTTTCCAACCAAAAATTGGATTTAAAACTCGTTACGGTATAGCATCTAACCCATTCCACACAGGAGTGATAGCTGCTGGTACTGCAGAATCAACTGCGATTACTGCTAATACTAACAAGTACTACAGACGCGTTAAAGTAACAAACTTAATGTAAGATTGTTATTTCAACATAATGAATTGGGGGTCTTCGGGCCCCCTTTTTATTTTCTATCAAAAAATATGGACAAACCCTTGACAAAAGGTGTTCTAACCTGTTAGTCTAGCATCATGAAGTTATATTTTATAAGGGAAACATTAGTATATTAACATTTACTAATCTAGACAAAAAAGTAGACAAAGTTTACTTACTAGGTTTTTTTTCTTTATAAATATAATCAGATATGTATTAGAACAGACATCCCTCATTTTGATTCCAAACCAAAATGTTCCTTATGTCATACACTAATATATGGACAAGTCATTCACAGGGCTGTGAGTGACATAACTATTTCGTGGGAGGAAATACGAAATGGGAAATATTTTACTAAATCTTAGATATCTGTTAGCACCTGTGTTAATCATAGTTGCTGGTGCAGGTGTCTTAATTGGTGGCGTAATGGCATGGCTAGGAGTAGTTTTACTATTCGTAGGTTTACTTGTTGATATTGCTACTAAATTCGAAACATCAGGTGTAGGCTATGATGAGAATGGTGAAACTCTTGGATGGGCAACTTTCCAAAACTTAACCATGTACTTCATGTTACCAATCTTTGTACTGTTTCAACTAGTCATGGCGTGGAGAGTATCTACATACATGTCACTAGGTGGAGCTGAAGGTGCAGTAATCATGGAACTCATACCTGGCTTACTAGTCATGCACGAAGGCATAACAGGCCTTAACTTAATCGGTGCTACATTATCATCTGGTATCTTTATTGGAATCGGAATCATCTATGGTCATGAGTTATCTCATACTAAAGGATTTGGATTCGTAATATCAAGAATGATGATGGCGCTATCTGGTTCAGCACATTTCTGTTACGCTCATGTATACAACCATCATCTAGAACTTGCAAGTGAAGATGACCCTGCTACTGCTCCTAGAGGGCGTACAATTTATGGTCACTATCCACTATCATATCTAGGTCAGTCTAAATTCTTATTCAATATGGAAAAAGAAAGACTATCAAGAATGGGTGTACCATTTATCTCTTGGCAAAACCGTTGGATAAGAGGATATCTAATGGCAGTGCCAACAGTTACATTATTCTTTGTAGCTGGTGGTTGGATAGGAATGGCAGTACTAGCAACAGTTTGGGGAATCTCAAACTTTGAACTAGAAGCTCTTAACTATCTAGAACACTACGGATTAATTCGTGTAAAAGACCAACCAATAGATTACAGACATAATTGGGATAATTCAACAGCTTTTACTTCTTGGTTCTTTATTGAAATTGGAAGACAAGCAGACCACCATGACAGAGGTGAAACTCATTTCTGGGAATTGGAAAATGTTGGATGTCCAAATACAGGTTGGGGATACTTCGTAGTATTCTTTATCGCTCTCGTACCGCCAATCTGGCACTGGTACATGCGTAAAAGATTAGCTGCTTGGGATACACATTTCGCAACAGAAGAAGAACAAGGAATTGCTAGAAGAATCAACGCAGAAGTTGGTTACGAAGGTACAGCTTTTGATGGCGATGTATTACAAGATGCTGGTAATGTAGACTTAGGTCTTCGTGCAGCTAAAAGATAATCTTATCTAAATACTTACTGAATTGGGGTGTGATGAACACCCCTTTTCTTTTTAAGTCTTATAAATAATAGTATGACAACAGAAACATCACCATTAAATAGACAACCTACTGCACTAGACTATTCAAGTCCTACACAGTTTCGTTTTCTAATTAATCAATTACCTAAAGTACAATACTTTACTACTGAAGCAAATATACCTGGTATTACATTAGGTGAAGGTCAATTCAATACACCACTTAAAGATATTGAGTTACTAGGTGATAAACTAACATATGAAGATTTAACAATAACATTTATTGTTGATGAAAATTTAGAAAACTATATTGAAATGCATACATGGTTAACAGGTATTGGATTTCCAAAAGATAGAAGTCAATTTAGAGAGTTTAGAAGTGTTACATCTAATATGTCTACAAGAACAAGAGGTGAAAGTAAAGACATAGGTGATGTAAGAGCATCAACACCAGAGTTGGCTATGACTAGTGATTCTGTTTTAACTATACTAACAAATAAAAATAATCCTGTAGTAGAATGTCGTTTCAGAGATGTTTTTCCTACAAGTTTAAGTGGATTAACTTATTCACAAAATCAAACTGATGTTGAATATTTGACAGCAGCAGTAACTTTTAAATATACAATATACGAAATAGTAACACTATAAATAGTTATAGATTTATTATTGTGGAGTGAACATGACCTTAGATGAATTAAAAATTCAAGTTGCAAATGACTTGAAAGTAAATGATGAAAGACTTGATACCGAATCTTTAAAAAACCAAGAACTATATTCAAAGTACTTAGAAATAAAAAGTAACTTTGAGTTATTGATGTATAAAGCAAAAGGTGATTACAAAATACTTTATCGTGACAAGTGGGAATACTATGGTGGTAAAGCAGATGCAAAGATTTATGAAACAAAACCTTTCGATTTAAAAGTACTTAAATCAGACTTATCTATCTACATTGAATCAGATGAAGATATAATTAAAATGGAAAATAAAATAGTATACTTAGAAACAGTTATCAAGTATGTTGATGGTGTACTTAAATCTATTAGTGCTAGAGGTTGGGATATCAAGAATGCTATACAATGGAAAAACTTTGAAGCTGGATTGATGTAATATGTATAATTATTATGATGATTTTTTAGAGGAACATATTGCACAACTTATAGACTTTGAAATGAGAGAAGTAAAATGGCAATATGATTATGATAGTAAACCAAATGGTACTCAAAAACATTGGCATGTATTTTGTGGACACAATATAGAAGAATGTAATCTAAATGGATTTGACTTTATAGAACCCATTTGGAACAATATAAAAAATATAGATTCCACACTAGAGTTAGAAAGAGCATATTTAAATGCTCATACTTATGGAATAGAACCACACATACACAGAGATGATGGTGATGTTACTTTAATTTATTATCCTAGATTAGATTGGAAAATAGATTGGGGTGGTGGAACTGCTATCTACAATAATGATGTAACAGAAATTGATAGACATTTTATTAATAAAGGAAATAGATTAATTATGTTTGATGCTAACTTACCGCACCAAGCACAACCTATTAGTAGATTATGTTTTCAATTAAGAACATGTATAGTATTCAAAACAAACAGAGTAACTTAGAAATGCAAAATTATTATCGTTGGATAGGACACTACAAAAATATAGTGTCGGAATCCCTCTGTAGTAATATTGTAAATACAGATTTTAATTATAATGAATCTACTTATTCTACTCATGAAGGTCAATCACCAGATTGGAAAAAAAATAAAAGAGTAGAAATGGATGAGATATGGATTCGTAACAAACAACCATTTTATAATGAATTAAAAAATTGTGTATCAGTTGTAGCAGACTTGTATAAAGAAGAAGTTAAAAAAGCTAAAAGAAATTTTGTTGTAAAAAAGACAACAGACTTTAGATTAAACAAATATGAAAAGGGTGGATATATGAGTTTACATTGTGATAATATACATCATAGTCATGGTCAACAATATGGATATCCACAAGCAACAGTTTTATTATTTTTAAATGATAATTTTGAAGGTGGTGATTTTATTGTGTCAGAATTACAATTACAAATTAAAAAAGGTGATGCTATTATTTTTCCGTCTAACTTTATGTTTCCTCATGAAGTTAAAGAAGTTACAAAAGGAACACGCTGGAGTATTGTATCATGGTTGATGTAACTCAACACAAAGTATTTCCTACTATTATAAATGAATTTCAATTTAGTATGGATAAACAAGAACATAATTTAGTTATTGATGAACTTAATGACATGGAAAAGTATAAAGATAATAATCTTATTACTCAAACTACAGATGACTTATCTAAACATATACCAAAGTTTACAAAAAAGATTTATAATATTACAGAACACATATGTGAAAAATATGCATACCTATATGATAGATTAGAATTTACAGGTATGTGGGCAAACAAATTAATAAAGGGTGAAGTACATCCACCACATACACATTCCAATAATATTTTTTCTGGTGTGTACTATCTAGAAGGTGGTTCACAAATACAATTTTTTGACCCAAGGCCACAGGCAAGTGTTTTACATCCCAATTTAAAATATACTAACTTTGAAAACTCTGGTATGATAGGATTTGATTCATCAAAAGGATATGGTTTAATTTTTCCTAGTTGGTTACAACATTGGGTATCTACAACAGACACAACCAGAATTAGTATATCATGGAATATATTATTAAGAGGTGACTATGGACAACCAAACACATTACAAAATTCACATATCTAAACTTAACGAAGTTTATTTACAAGTAGAATGTGATAACCCTGGTATCTGTTACGAACTAGTGCAGTATTTTACATTTGAAGTGCCTGGCCATAAGTTTATGCCTGCATACAGAAATAAAGTTTGGGATGGTAAGATAAGATTATTCTCAGATAAAACAGGTAAAATATATGTGGGTTTATTATCTTATATTAAAGAGTTTTGTGATAGAAACGAAATAGAATATGTTATTGCTGATGATGTAGATGATACAGATAATTTAGATATAGAAAAAGTAAAAGATTTTGTAAAGTCTTTAAAACCACAATCAAAAGGTAAATTATTAGAAATTAGAGATTATCAGCTTGATGCTATACAATGTGCACTGAGTAATCATAGAGGAATGTTAGTTTCGCCGACTGCTAGCGGGAAGTCATTAATCATATATGCACTTATAAGATTCTATAACTACTTACTGAAAGATAAAAAGATATTAATATTAGTACCAACTACATCATTAGTAGAACAAATGTATTCTGATTTTATTGACTATGGTTGGAGTGATAAATACTTACATAGAATATATCAAGGTCATGAAAAGGTAACAGATAAACCTGTAGTTATTTCAACATGGCAATCTATTTACAAGTTAGATAAAAAATATTTTGAAAATTTTGGATGTGTTGTTGGAGATGAGGCACATCTATTTAAATCTAAGTCATTGACTACAATCATGACTAAATTAATTAACTGTAAGTATCGTTTTGGAATGACAGGTACTTTAGATGGTACACAGACACATAGATTAGTTTTAGAAGGTCTATTTGGTAAAGTAGAAAAAGTAACATCCACAAAAGAGCTAATGGATAAAGATACTTTGGCTAATCTTAAAATTAAGTGTCTAGTATTAAAACATAAAGAAAGTGAATGTAAAGAAGTAAAAGATTTAAAGTATAGTGAGGAGTTACAGTACATAGTGGCTCACAAGACACGGAATGACTTTATTTCAAGACTTTGTGATAAATTGAGTGGTAATACACTATGTTTATATCAGCTAGTCGAAAAACACGGGCTAGTGTTGTATAACTTAATGAAAGACTTTGATAGAAAAGTATTCTTTATACATGGTGGAACAGATACAGAAACAAGAGAAAAAATTAGAGCAATAACAGAGAAAGAAACAAATGCAATCATTGTCGCGTCGTATGGTACATTTAGTACTGGTATTAATATTAGGAACTTGCACAATATCGTGTTCTCATCTCCGTCTAAGTCTAGAATACGAGTGCTCCAGAGCATCGGTCGCGGCTTGCGGAAATCAGATAAAGGCAATATACGAACAACCCTTTTAGACATTGCTGATGACTTTTCATATAAGGATAGGAAGAATTTTACACTTAATCACTTCTTAGAAAGAATAAATATATACAATGAGGAAGAATTTGATTACGAAATAGATAGGATAAGGATATGACAGATAACACTACTAGAGTAATAAAATTAGCAAATGGCGAGAGTATCGTTTGTACTTGTATACCTACACGCACAGATGAAGCCTCTACTAAACTACATGTAGTACATCCATTAAAAATGGAATTAAAAAGTAGAATTACTAAACAAGGTATTGTTGAGGCATTATCTTTATCTCGTTGGTTACAACCTTTTACAGAATCAGATGAATTTGATATTGAAAAATCAACAATCATAACAGTTACACCAGCATCATATGCTTTAAATAATTACTATCAAACAATGTTAAATTCATTTAGTGCTGCAGATGCTGAGGCAAGTGAACCTATTGTACAAAGAGTTAAAGAAGAAAATGAAGAAGATGAGTTTGAAAACTCAGAAGAAATAAGACAAATGTTCAAACAATATGTATCTGCATTAAGTGGTGATAATAAAGAAAAAGAAATAATAAAAGAGGAAGTATCAGAAGAAGATTTAGATAATATGATAACATCTAACGATACCAAACATTAACCATCTCTTTAGAGTATATTATTCTCCGCTGGAACACAGCGATTATAAACTTTCAAACAAGGTTTGTCAAGGTTTATTTGCAAATAAATGCAAAAAAGTTTTTTATATAATTACCTATTATTTCTTGACATATTATGCTCAACCTAGTACTATGGCTACATAACAATTCATCAAGGAAAAGAAGATGGCAACAACAAAGAAAAAAGGTGTTCATTACATAGACAACAAAGAGTTTCATGCAGCAATGATTGCGTGGAAAGAACTATGTAAAGAGGCTGAAGAAGCAGGAGAAGAAAAACCCCAAGTAACAAATTACATTGGAGAGTGTTTTTTAAAGATAGCAAATGGATTATCATACAGACCTAACTTTATTAATTATACTTATCGTTCTGAAATGGTTTCTGATGGTATAGAAAACTGTTTACAATACATACATAACTTTGACCCAGATAAATCAAAGAACCCTTTTGCATATTTTACACAAATAATATACTATGCATTTTTAAGAAGAATTCAAAAAGAGAAAAAACAAACTCATATCAAAAACAAAATGATTGAGAAACAACAATATGAAACCTATACAGTAAATGAAGGTGATGATACAGTTTATGATGTAAGAGGTTTTGACCCAGACATTATGTTACCAGATGAAGATGTATATAAAGTCAAAAAGAAAGAGAAGTCTACTCTACCTGAAGGCCTTGAGGAATTCATGGAAGAAAATTCTGACCTAGAAAATAATACTTAATGAAAATAGCAATAATTACTGATACTCATTTCGGTGCAAGAAATGATAATGTGAATTTTAATGAATACTTCTATCAATTTTATGAGGGAGTATTTTTTCCATATTTACAACAAAATAATATTAAAACATGTATACACTTAGGTGATGTTTTTGATAGGCGTAAGTATGTATCATATAGAACTGCAAAAGATTTTAGAGAGAGATTTATATTACCATTTAATGTATTAGGAATTGATTTACATATGTTAGTTGGTAATCATGATATCTATTATAAAAATACAAGTCAAGTAAATTCACTTACAGAATTAATAAGTGGTAAACATAAAAATATTCATATCTATGATGAAGCAACAGAAGTAGAATTTGATGGTTTACCAATATTACTTATGCCATGGATTAATCAAACAAATGAAATCTATGCAGAAGGTATGATTGATGAAACTAAAGCTGATGTATGTATGGGTCATCTAGAAATAAATGGTTTTCAAATGAACAAGAATGTTATGGTATCACAAGGTGGTCGTGAAAAAGAATTTTTTAGAAAGTTTGATACAGTTATGAGTGGACATTTTCATCATAAATCAGATGATGGTCAAATCTATTATCTAGGTACACCATATGAGATATATTGGAATGATTGGGAAGACCCAAAAGGTTTTCATATCTACGATACAGAAACAAAAGAATTAGAAAGAATAATTAATCCATATACAATATATGAAAAAATATATTATGATGATTCAAAAGAAAGTTATAAAGAACATGATACTACAAAGTATGCAAACAAATATGTTAAACTTATTGTAGTAAACAAAAAAGATTTATATCAGTTTGACCAATTTCTAGACAAGTTATATGCAGCAGATGCTTTTGATATAAAAATTGTCGAAGATTTTTCAGACCTAGATGCAAGTTCAGTATCAGATGATATTGTAGAAAATACAGAGGATACAGTAACACTACTAAACAAATACATTGATGATTTATCTATTGACTTAGAAAAGGATAGATTAAAAAATCAAATGAAATCTTTATACACAGAGGCTCAAGACTTAGATTTAGAATGATAAAATTTGAAAAGGTTCGTTGGAAGAATTTTCTTTCTACAGGAAACCAATTTACAGAAATAGATTTGAATCGTAATGAAACCACACTTATCATAGGTGAGAATGGTGCAGGTAAATCAACAGTGCTTGATGCATTATGTTTTTCACTATTTGGAAAACCATTTAGAACAATTAGTAAATCTCAATTAGTGAATACAGTTAACGCAATGGAAACTGTTGTAGAAATTGAGTTTAGTATTTCAAGTCGTAGATATAAAGTTATTCGTGGTATTAAACCAAACAAGTTTGAGATATGGCAAAATGATAAGATGTTAAATCAAGAAGCCAATAATCGTGATTATCAAAAGATACTAGAACAACAAATACTTAAATTAAATTATCGTTCATTTACACAAGTTGTAATATTAGGTAGTTCAACATTCGTACCATTTATGCAACTAAAGGCAAAATTTAGGAGAGAGGTTGTTGAAGATTTATTAGATATTAAAATATTCTCAATGATGAATATGATACTTAAACAAAGATTAAAAGATTTAGTTATAGAGTTACAAGAAATAGAATATAATTATAAGTTGTCTGGTGAAAAGATAAGTATGCAAGAATCTTATATTGAAAACATAAAAAATAATGCAGGGATTATAATAAAAGAAAAACAAAGTAATTATGATAATAACTTTGTAGAATTAAATAAAAAGATAAACAATAAAAAAGAGTTAGAAAAAACTCAAAAAACATTATTTGAATCAGTTACAGACCAAATTAATATAGAATCTAAAGATGTTAAATTAAAAGATTTGCGTTCCACCCTAATAGAAAAACAAAAAGAAAAAGATAAGATGATTGCATTTTTTGAAAAACATGATGACTGTCCTGTATGTACACAAGATATACCTAAAGATTTTAAATCTGAAATGATAGTTACAAAAGAAAAAGAAAAAAAAGAAATTGTAAATGGTCTTACAAAAATGGAAGAAGAAATAGATAAGACACAAAGTAGATTATCTGAAATAGTAAAAGTTACAAATGAGATACAAGATAACTCAATACAGATAGCACAATTAAATACATCTATAAAAGAATTAGAAAAGTTCCAAGAAAGATTGTCTAATGAAATTACAGAATTAGAAAAGAGTACAATTAATAATTCTGATGAAGAAAAATTAAAAACACTTCAAGAAGAATTTAGTGGTATAGAAAAAAATAGAAAAGATTTAAAAGAAGAAAAAATTTATAAAGAAGCAACAAGAGCCATGTTACAGGATACAGGTATTAAGACTAAAATTATTAAACAATATTTACCTATCATGAATCAGTTGATTAATAAGTATCTGGCATCTATGGAATTTTATGTAAACTTTACATTGAATGAAAATTTTGATGAAACAATCAAGTCAAGATTTCGTGATAACTTTAACTATGCTTCATTTAGTGAAGGTGAAAAAATGAGAATAGATTTAGCATTACTCTTTACATGGAGAGCCATAGCAAAAATGAAAAATAGTACAAATACTAATCTACTAATATTAGATGAGATATTTGATAGTTCATTAGATAGTGCTGGAACAGATGAGTTTCTAAAAATATTGAATACACTTGAAGGTGAGAATGTATTTGTAATTAGTCACAAACAAGATGTATTAGTAGACAAGTTTAAACATACACTTAAATTTGAGAAGAATAAAAACTTTAGTAAAATGGTAGTAGCATGACAAATTCAAAACATTTAATACATAGAAGTTTAGATATAGGAAGTGGATTAATTATTTCAATTATAATACAGTTAACTATATTTCCCCTTTATGGTATATACATTGAGGTGTGGGCAATGTTTCATCTTGCAGTTATATTTACAATCGTAGGTATCATAAGAAGTTATCTCTGGTCAAAATATGTATTCAAATATGGGGAATCTAAATGAGAATGATTCTCATTTACATGTGATTTTATTGATATTGTACAATATTAGCACAATCTTTTTTAAAAATAATTCAATAATTCTATATAAATCAATAACATAGAACCCTTGACAATTCCTGTTGGACCTGTCATACTGGCTATGTAAATTAAATTGAGAGAGTAGATTTATGAGA